TTTTATAAATATCTCTAAGTCTTGCGCATTTTTCAAATTCCTCTTTTTTCTGAAAGAAGTCGATTAGAAGATCCAAATATGGTTTTACCTGATTTTGATCCAAAACTATGATCATCTTTTTATCTGCATATATAGGAAAGATTATTCCGTCCTTATAAGAGGTATCAATAAAATTATAGCATTTAATAGCAAATTCCTGGAAATTATCGGGTTTAAAGAAATGGGAATCTTGTTTATTAGGATCCAATTTAAATATAACTCGTTTGTCCGTTGAAACAGCAACTTGTTCAAGAGACATATTAGTTTTTCCTGTTTCTTCTCTTATTTGCTCGATCTCCCGAATAGTTTCAATAGCTATTTCATCTAGAAATTTAAGAATTTTTTTCTTAAATATTAAATAATTATCATAGATTACAGCATCCGTTAAATTCCAAGATGGGTCCACTTCTGTATCATGAAGAAAAAATATCTGAGAATAACAATGTTCCTGAATAACTTCTGAAGCTAATTTATTATAATCATCTTCAGCTGGATTTTTTAATTCACCCCATACGCACCATGTATTAGGAACTTCGTCCAATCTTTTTGTTTGGATATTATTAAATGTTTTAAAAAATCCCAAAATTTCTTCATCAGAAAAAGTTAATCCCTGAGGTAATATTTCCTCAGTAAGACCGTTGCTATATAGTATTATCGCCATTATTGCTAGATCTGTTTTGAATATATATTTTATATATCTTATATGAAAAGAAACCAAAAAAGTTTATGATTCACTTTGTTTATATAACTACTAATTTAATTAATGGAAAACAATATGTAGGGGATCATTCTACAAATGATTTAAATGATGGTTATCTCGGAAGTGGAAGGCCTTATTTACAAAGAGCTTTAAGACAATACGGAAAACAAAATTTCAAAAAAGAAATCCTGGAAGTTTTTCCATCAAAGAAGGAGGCTTTTAATGCACAGGAAAAATATATTCAAAAATATAATACTTTATTTCCCAACGGATATAATTTAAGCCCGACCGGAGGGTTGGGGGTTAGAGGGTGCTTTAGTCACTCGGAGTTATCCAAAGCGAGAATCTCTCAATCATCCAAAGGAATTTCTCGAAACAAAAATAGAAAAATGTCAGATGAGACAAAACAAAAAATTAGTATTTCAAAAAAAGGAAAAACAGCATGGAATAAGGGAATTCCCATGAATGAAAAAACCTATGCAAACTATATTTCAAAAAATAAGGGGTGGCATCATTCTGAAGAATCTAGACAAAAAATAAGTAAAAATAATGCAAGAAATAAACCCTGGCTCAATAAAAAAATGTCAGAAGAAACTAGAAAAAAGATGTCTGCCTCCAGAACTGGAGTAAAGAGGGGAAAATATAAAAAATCACTTTGTAAATCTTCTTAAAGCATTTTCCGTAATGAAAACATATTCAGCTTCTCCTATAAATTCCGAAAGAGTTCTTGACCCGCAATAACTCATATTAGATCTTAAATAGTCTTCGAAATTTTCTACCCACTGAGAAAGATTATATTCAATTTTTTGATATTTAGTTATTCCTTCAGCAGTTACGAGTTTGGATTTTCCCCAACTTCTCTGAACTGCTTTAGTGCTCATTCCCCTATATTTTTTCTTTACTGGGAAACCCCACTTCCAAAGGGATTTAGCTAATTCATAGGATTTAATCTTTTTACCCCATAAATAATTAAACCCTGCACTTTGCATAGCTTTATTAAATAAGGAACCTATCATAACGAAATCTGCTCCTAATCCGAGGGCTTTGATTATATCATCGTATCCTTGCATTCCGCCGTCAGCTACAATTTTTGTTTCGAGATGACTTTCTATTTTTATTTTATGACATTCACTAATTAAGGAGCCCAGAGGATAATTAATAGCTACGTTCGCGGCCGTCGTGCATCCCGCGCCAGATCCTATAGATATTCTTACATAATCAGCACCTGCCATAGCAAGGTTTTTATACGTAAGAGGATTAGCCACATTACCTACCATTAATTGAATGTTTGGCCAATATTTTTTAATATCCTTTATTATCTGGATCAATTTACCCATGTGCCCATTTGCTATATCAATTAGGACATTTGGATAATGATAAAATTCATCATGAGTTTCATCTAACATCTGATCCAATTCAGCATATTTAAGATTTTTTGTATAAGTTTCCAAAGCTAATTCAATCTCATGAAGACCAAAAGCTTGAAAATAAGAAGATGTATGAATTAGATGTTTGGATGAAAACCCTCTTGGCAAACAAGGAATAATTCCATGATCAATAAAGGTTTCGTAGTTCTTTTCGCAAACTACAGTATCCATTGGAGATGCCATTAAAGGAAGCATCCCTTTTCCATTAAAATCAGTTTTTACCAAGCATTCTTTTCTGCTTGAAATGTCGCTTTGTATTGTTGGGATAATCGCAATATCCCTAAGATCCCATTTTCTATCCATTGTTATAGTTTTACATGTATTATAAATGAAAAGACCCATAAAGTTTTATTATGGGTCCAAAAGAATTAGAGTTCTTCAGCTCCGGGTTCTTCAGTCTGTATTTCTTCTGGGGGTTCCTTCGAAGGAACTTGTTCTTTTGGAAGAAGGATAGTTGTAGGTTTTTCTATCTTTTTCTTAGGGGCAGCAGCTGGGGGAGGAGCAGGTTTTTCTGATTTAATAGGTTCCGTAGTAAGAATCTTTTTTCTTCCTCTTTGAACTTCTTCTGCAGGAACTTTTTCCCCGATATTTTTAAGTCTAGCTTCAGGGACTCTAAAGAGAGCATTATCTGCCATAGTTCTTGCATATACAGATCCATCGTCTCCAATCCTAATAATCTCAATTTGAATTTCTTTGCCATATCGATTGAGGTAGAACCTGATGTCTCCAACATTAAGTTCATCAATTGGTTCTTCGTATGGTTTTTCAACTGGCTCAACTTTTGGTTTTTCAACTGGTTTTTCTTTAGGAACTTTTGTAGCTTCCCTATCTTTATCCTGAACAACTACAACAGGACGACCTTTTTCTTCATCCTTCTTAAGAACTATTTCTTTGCTTCTTTGGGAAACACTCCTCCAAGCCATTTTATCTAGATCAAAGAATGTAGCTACTTTTGGGGAAGATGGACGTATTCCTTTAGGGTGATCTTTTTTTGGAATATATTTCATCATTGTTGTTCCCTCTGCCGGACGAACTTCACCGTCAAGTTTTATAAATTCAAAATTAACGATTTTTTGACGTAAAAGTTTTCTTAATTCCGGGACTGTGATTGGTTCTCCGAAGAGGAATTTTTCTAATAAAAGCTCACGATAAAAGTATTCAACAATCTGTTGATCTTCTAAACTTTCACACAAACGTTGTCCAAAAAGTTCCTCGGATAAAATACTTTTAATTATGAATTCTGTCATGGTATAATAATGTCTACGCCAAAATTTTCTTTGACTTTATTTATATATTCCCGATATAAAGAAGGCTTTACTACACGATATTCCTCGTCAGTTAAAGTCCTTAAATTTCTTGTAGGCTTCAGATTAGTTCTTGCCCACTCTGAATCTGTTACTTTCTTATATTTTTTGAGATATGTTTTTGGGAAATTCCCAATATTTCTTAAATGCCCTAGAGAAAATATTTCTGCATTTTCTTCATCCTTCATCCCAAGAAAAACATATATTATATTTGTATGAGGGTTTATTACTAATTTTCCTGGTCTCCATTCTCCTAATAGATCTTTTATCTCTCTTTCGGATTTTCCTCTTTGAAATGATAAAGATTCTAAAAGAATTTTTGCTTTCATTTTTCTTTGTAAAGAATCTACAATATCCTGATTATTTTCATCAGAAAAAACCTTTCTTAATGCTTTCTTTTCTTTTTCTGATAAAAGAACCATGTGATCATCCTTTATTTTTTGAAGATTGTATCTATTATCACTTTGCGGACTTCCTCCAAATGTAAAATTGGATCCGGTAAAAGATTCTTTTGGATCGATAAATCTTCCTATATAAAAATAGTAATTATATGTTTTATCTCTTTCAATATATGCAAAAACAGAGGGAAATTCGGGTCTAACAGCATGACTATCCTCGTATTTAAAAAGACGACCCGGAGAAAATACGCCCAATCCCATAGCAACTTTAGGATTTATTCCTCTTTCAAAATTTATGGATTCTCTTACTATCATACAAAAATTCTTACTCCTAATTTTTCTTCGATTTTTTTAATTTCTTTTTTATAATATTCCTTTTTGAGAGCTTTTTTTATAACTTCTCTTTCTTCTAAATTTGGAATTCTTAGATCTTTTTCTCTTTTTATAGTTAAACTCGGAAAAAATCCAACATGAATATAAGCATATTTTGGATTTCCCCCCATATGCCCTATCTCCATACATTGAATATCCCAGGGCTTTAAAACATCATCACTTTCTAAAGTTTCATTATAAACAAATAATTTAGTAACCCCGTGCTTACGTTCTGTATTATAAATTAATATTTGTCCTGACCTCCATCCAAAAAGTTTTTCTTTGATTTCTGCTTCTGAATAAGTTCTATGAAATTCTAAAGATTCTTTTACTATCTTTCCTTTAAATCCTATGATTTGTCCTCTTACTTTTAAAGAAGGAGGAAGAGAAGTTATTTTGGTGTTGATTAAATTTAAATCCCCTCCTACAGAAATATTATCTGGAAGAGAAGTTATTTTGGTCTTGATTAAATTTAAATCCCCTCCTACAGAAATATTATCTGGAAGAGAAGTTATAGGGGTGTTACTTAAATTTAAATTCCCTCCTACAGTAAGGTTATCTGGAAGAGAAGTTATAGGGGTGTTACTTAAATTTAAATTCCCTCCTACAGTAAGGTTATCTGGGAGAGAAGTTATAGAGGTGTTACTTAAATATAAGCTCCCTCCTACAGAAATATTATCTGGAAGAGAAGTTATTGGGGTGTTTTCTAAATCTAAACTCCCTCCTACAGAAAGATTATCCGGAAGAGAAGTTATAGGGGTGTTACTTAAATATAAATTCCCTCCTACAGTAAGATTATCAGGGAGAGAAATTATTTGAGTGTTTCTTAAATCTAACCATCTCCCTACAGTAAGATTATCTGGGAGAGAAGTTATTGGGGTGTTACTTAAATCTAACCATCCCCCTACAGTAAGGTTATCTGGGAGAGTAGTGATTGGGGTGTTGCTTAAATTTAAATCCCCTCCTACAGAAAGGTTATCTGGAAGAGAAGTTATTTGGGTGTTACTTAAATTTAAATATCTCCCTATTTTAATAGAAAAGTCTGGAAGAATCTCATATCTACTTTCGTCTATACCTAAATCAGAAAACCACTTAATGATAAGGGCTTTCTTTCCTATCTTCATAGAATGTTTGGGATCTAATCCTCTTTCAAAATTTATGGATTCGTTTAGGGATGGTTTTATTCCAGTTTCGTCGTATATTTTTTTGCGGTAATTTGGAATTTCTGCAAAAGTTTTTTGTACTTTTTGTAATTCTTCGGGAGTTAGAGATCTTTTATTTTCTTCCCATATAACTGTTTCGCCCAACATTTTCTTATGTCTTATTAAGAATTGGCTTAATTTTCCATCTCTTTTAGAAAGAGCCCCGATATAAGTAACTATTATTGGATTTCCCTGGTCATTAAATTTTTCTCCTTTTTTAATATACATATAAACCTCTTTATAAGGTTTATTTACTGGCCAGGGTTCTGTTGAAGTTATAATACTTCCAGGACGAAATCCAATTAATTTATCTTTTATTTGGGATTTAGTTGAAGATCGATGAAAAAGTTCCTCTTTTAATAGAATGGGTTTTCCGCCAGATCTATCATAAAAATTCATTTTATGGACTTCCCAGGTTCTTCTTTCCGGTTCTTTTTTTAAAGAATCGAGTATCATTTCTTTTAAAATTGAATCGATTGGTTTATAATCTTTTTCCTCGCCAATAGATTCGGAAAACCCCGAGGAAAATCTAAACCACTGAGAGGGGGTATCACCAGGATTACGAAAATTTAGATTATAGAAATATCCAATTCCTAAAAGTCTTAGAGATCTTTTAATGGTTTCCCCATCATAAATCGATTCTACTAAATAAGCTGGCATAGTAACTCCGCTTCTAGAATTAGGAAATGGAGGAAGCTTCGAAGGAATAACAATATGCCCCACTCTAATCCCAAAGAGACTAGTTTTAACAGATTCTTCATCTCTGTCTCCTCTAATGAAATTAACGCTTTCTCTTACAAGCATTTTAAATTATTCTGTTGTTTCGCCATCAAATTCTTCTGAAGATTCTTCAGCTTCTTCTTTAGAGGCATATTTTACACCATCTTTGTGATGCGGAGGAGAATAAAGAGTATATAATTTTAGGGGGCCTTCTCCGATATTAATGATATTATGTTTAGATCCTGCTGGAACAATAACCCCCGATCCATCTTCTACTTCATATTCATTATCATTAATGATGCAAATTCCTTCCCCCTCTTCGAATCTAAAGAATTGATCATTTTCATGGATTTCTTCTCCAACTTCTTCTCCTTCTTGTAGGGTCATTACAACTAATTGAAGATTTTCTCCTGTATATAGAACTCTTCTAAAATCCTCATTTTCAAGAGTACTATCTTCTATATTTTCATGGAATCCTTTTTTATTTGAAGTGGCTTCTTCTGATTCTTCTTCTGTTTCTTCTTTGGGGGATTCCTCTATTTCTTCATCTTCTATTTCATCTTCTATTTCTTCAGATTCCTCTTCATCCTCTGGGAAGTTTTCTTCATAAGATCCATCCACCTCAGGGTCTTCGACAAATCTTTCGTTTAGAAATTCGTCTAAATTTTCGTATACAAACTTTTCCATACTATTAAGTATTTTCTTTATATATTCCATAAAAAACCTATGTTTTCCAAACCCGAATAATCTTTATCTAAAATAAAGATATATTTTTTTCCGGATGTTTCGACTGCTTTCTTCTTTGCAAATACAGCATCTATTCCTCCTTGTTTTTTCATAATATAGGAGGATTTTATTTCTATCTCATAATTATCGATTGAAAAATCTGTCATTAGTCGAATTCCATATTTCCTATCCTCTGGCAAATAATTATAAGAATGGCCGTTACTCAATTGAGAGAGGATACCTTTATTTTCGCATAATTGCAAAAAATCATATTCAAATGAAGATTGATAGTAAAGTTCTGTATTTTTATATTTTTTTATCGTATGATTTTTCTTCCAATTAGAATTATATTCGATCATTCTTTTGGAAGCATTTTCTCTATTTTTAGGAAATTGACTAGTATTTATAACTCCGTATCTTTTTTTAAGGGTAGATATAGTTTTTTCAGAGGATCCAAACCGGGACTTATTATCCTGATTAATCTTTCCATTTTTTACACACTTATGACAATTTTCTCTCGGTTTACCCCGATAAAAATTATCATTTTCTTTTCCACATGATTTACATTTTGGAACACCATGTTTTTTAATATATTGTTCTTTTAACCAATTGTGATTTTGATGAGCTCTTAATTTTTGTCCTATAAGAAATTGCCCTCTATAAAAAGGAACGGGTTCATCACAGTATCCGCATTGACATTTCGGAACTTTGTCTTCATCATTATTATATTCCCATTTTACAACATATTGTCTGAGAGTTAAATTATGTTCTTTAGATAAATGGGAAACAAAATATCCATTAGAATAAGGAAACTCTTTTCCGCATTCCAAGCATTTAACCGGGTCACAAGAAAAATCCATATAATAGATTAATTTAAGTATTTATCTATTATATGGATGGGATAAATGTAAGTTTTTGTTAAAATTTGTTAATTTTTAACCACATCTGGAAAAACCACAAGACGGATTGACACATTTAACACATCCATCCTGCATAATAAGTTTATCTCCGCAATTTGGACATCCTTCACCATTTATCTCGTCTTCTACATATCTGGAAAGATACCTTCTAATAGCAGCAGAGAAAGAAGCAATATTACTATCGATCTTAGAAATTACATGATTTACATGATTTATTGGAGCCCCATGTCTTAAAAGCATCGAAGCCGAGAGTGTTAAAGTTCTTTCTTCTATTCTTGTGGAAGCTAATTGAAGATTAGGGATTTCAAATTCACCATTTATAAATTTATATTCCCCCTTCTTAACTTTAACGGTTTTCCCCCTTGTATTTTTCATCATAGGAGGGTTTTCAAATGCAAAAACCTCATAAGGACGATTTGTTCCGGGCCATAAACCAACAATAACTGCAAATTTAGCTCCTTTGACAGTTGCTACATAGTAATCTGCTTCTAAAACTCTAGGCCTTTTTGGTGCATGAGTTTCCTTAAATTCATTAGTATCCTTTTCTTTTTTAGAAATAAGAACACCGGATCTTGATCCCTCCCTATAAATAGTTAATCCTTTACATCCAGCTTTCCAACCTTGAAAATAAATGTCATTAACTTCTTTTATAGAAATTTTTTCCGGAAGATTATGAGTTACAGAGATGCTGTGGTCGATCCATTTCTGGATTCGACCCTGCATTCTGACCTTCTCAAGATAGTCAATATCATGAGATTCTGATTTAGCCCAAGGAGATTGAGCAACTAGATTATTTAATTCTTCTTCACCCTGACTTTCCAAAAATACTTTGGCTCCATTAAAAGTCATTTTTCCATCTGTTTGAGCACTAAACCACTCAATAAATGGATAATGGATTACATTATATTCTTCCCAAGAATCGCCATTTTCATCCACATGAGAAACCTTAACACCTTCTTCTCCGGGATTAACTTTTCTTCTCCTATGATAGAATATTTTGAATACGGGCTCTATGCCAGAAGTAGTTTGTGCCAAAATGGCTAATGATCCTGTTGGAGCGATAGACAAATTGGCAATATTTCTACGACCATATTGTAAATATTTCTCGTATTCTTTATTATCAAAATTCTTGCTTATGATTCTTCTAATAAAAGGATTCATAGCTTCTTTATCAGCATCCCATATAGGAAAACATCCTCTTTCTTTTGCAAGATTAACGCTTTCCCTATAAGAATTAATAGCAATAACTTTATGAATTTTTTCAGCTAATTCAGTAGCTTCGGGAGTTCCAAATCTCATTCCCAAAGCTGCGAACATATCTCCGAGCCCTAAAATTCCTACTCCAGTCCTTCTTCCGTTTCTTAATACTTTAAGAACTTTTGTCCAAACTTCTCTTTCAGTTCTTTTAAGTTCTTCTGGCTCCGGATCCTTGTCAATTTTATCTATAATTAGAAGAATTTTTTCTTCTTCTGCTTCGACAATATCGTCCATGAATCTCTGTGCCATCTTAGACCTTTTAGCTAATTCTGCCCAATCAATTCGAGCATCCTTTGTAAATGGTTCTTCAACAAGAGTATACACATTTATACTTCCCAAACGACATGAATCATAAGGACTTAGGGGGACTTCTCCGCAATTTTTTATACATATTCCGGAGGATTTAATAAACTTCTCGTCGGAAAAAGAGGTGATTATATGGTAATTATGATAATCATCGACAGTTAAATTATAAACATCCTCATATCCATAAAATTCTACAGATTTTACTTTATGATTTTCTGATACTTGATTTTTAAAATTTGTAAAAGATTGAAACCTAAAATTGTTTGCCAATTTAACTGGCAATCCTTTTTCTTTTGCAAAATTTATCCATTCTTTTCGAGTTATTCTTCCTTTTTCCCTGAATAATTCTTTGCCGAATTTAATTAGTTCGTCATTTGAAACATCGATATATCGAGGATTAGTTTTTCCTGGGTGAGAAGCAAATCTAAATTTCCAATCAGGATCCATTTTATGATAAGGATTTTTTTCCCCCCTGATTAAATCTGAATGAAGGTTTTTATGCTCCGATCTTAACATTTTTTTCAAATTTTCAATTCGATCATTTTTGGAATTAAAATCCTCGTGATGAACGGAATATAATTTATGATCTATATTTCCATTGAAAAATTCGTGAATTAAATGATATTGTCGTCGGCTTCTATAGTTCCCCCCGGACATTAATGAGCCTGTTCGAGAAATTTGACGATAATTATTAGAATTATAAGAGTAAAAAGGCATGATAGATTCACCGGGCACTAAGTCTTTAAGGGATTTATAAATTAACTTAGTTGTAAATATCTGGTGATCCGGAGTTGCAATTAATTCAGAGTTATCATCTAATTTTAATTTCCATACTTCTTTTTTTATGCCTGTTTTTCTAGGATTTCTCCCCCATTTAATTTCTGTTCTTCCTGTCATGGGGTTAGTACAATATACAGGAACATCTTTTCCTATTTCTGATAATTCACTTATAGAAACCGCATTTCTTCCGTCGGCAACAGCAATTAATGTATCCCCTGCAATACAAGGGTTGGTCCCTAATGTCTTGAACCCTAAATTGCTATACATATCTGCTGGGGATTCTTTAATAACATTATCCCAGAATAGAACTCCGGGTTCAGCATTTTTATGAGCCTGTTTAACAATGGTATTCCAAATTTCTCGAGCTTTTACTCGTCTAACATAAGAACCATCTTCTGTCCGATGAAGCTTATTATAAGTAAATTTTTCAAGCATTCTAGGTTGGGAAGATTCAACAGGCCATCTTAAGAGATAATCTTCATCTTTTTCCACAGCATTCATAAATTCATCAGTAACCTTAACAGATACATTAGCGCCAGTTACTTTTGTCAGATCATCTTTTTTCATAATAAAATCCAAGATGTCTGGATGATTTATGTGCATTGTAATCATTAAAGCACCCCTTCTTCCATCCTGAGCAACCTCCCTTGTGGAATTAGAAAAACGATCCATAAAAGAAGTAGCCCCTGTTGAAGATTGGGCTGCATTATTTACAGTAGCTGTAGCTGGACGAAGATGTTCAAGAGTAATCCCAACTCCGCCTCTTCTTTTCATTAATTGAACAAGGGATTCATCTGTATTAAAGATACCACCATAAGAATCCGAGCCATTATCAATGAAGAAGCAATTACCCAAAGAGGATATTTGGTCTGCATTACCTAAACCAAATTGGATAGATCCTCCAAAAATAAAGGATTTAAAGCTTTTAAATGATTCGTAAATTTCTTCGTAAGATAGGGGGTTTGGATATTTCTGTTCAATCCTGTGAATTTCTTTTGCTAATCTTTTGATTGTTTCATCTGGCGAGAGTTCTAAGTAGTAATTTTCTGTTTTTGATTTGAGTGCGTATTTCTTAATCCATACATTTGTTGCGAGAATATCTCCTTTAAAATACTGAAGACCAGATTGTCGCAACTGGTCTTCTGTGTATCGTTCCACCATATTTTATTTTAGTTATTTTAATTTATTTTTAGGTAAATTATATACCCCCCTTTAACAAACCTTGATGTCAAGATTTTAGGGAATCAGATGCAGATAATTCTCGTTCTTTTAGTATTTTCTGGAGTTCTGCTAAATCACTTTCTGCACCTTTCATTGTCTTCTGTGCTTGCTTTCTCTGAGAATAATAATCAGTTAGGATTTCTGGAAGAAGAGGCTCATAGGAAGCATCAAAAACTGCTCCGGATGCACATTTAACTTGTTGGGGATTAGGCTTAAAATTTTTATCCTTTGTAATAAAATTTTCTATTGAGATCTTGAATTGTCTCATAATAGTAGGATAAAGAGAGTTAAAGTCAAAAGATCCTACCCACTCATAAAGATCCGGAGTCGGATTAAATACAAAAGCTCCTTCATAACTTTCTCTTCTCCTTTCCTTCTTTTCTTGGGGAAATACCAAATTTCTTTTATAAGCATATCTGGTTGCTGTAGCTTCAAGCATATAAATCGGCGAAAAAGCATTCATCGCTTCTACTCTTGTAAGGTTTCCTAAGCCTAAGAATAT